GACTTTGATTGGGGCTATGGAGGGTAATGGCCCTTCTCCAGAACGGCTATCGCTTTGCCTCGTCAGGCGTTCGCACGTTCGGGGCTACGGCTCTCAACAACGCTTACCCGTCCACGACGCGGCATCACGACACGGGTTCACGGCGGAATATCTTCACGGCTGAGGGCTATTCGAACAAGTCCGGCTTCCCGGTGGGCCACGTTGCGCCCTCAAGCTGGATGCTGCCGCAGAAGGCAGGCGGCATTGCGACACACAATGAAGTCCGGGCGGTCGCGACCTTCACGGCCTCGATCGCAGCAGGCCGGAACATCGCAGGCACGTTTGCGGGGGCTGCAACTTACACGGCGACGGGTCAGCTCGTTGTCTCTGGCTCAGGCACGTTCGCAGGCGTTGCGGCGTTCTCAGGCAACGTCATCGCGGCTCTGGCTGCGTCGGGTACGTTCTCAGGTGTCGCAAGCTTTGGCGCTGCGACGGTTGCAAAGGGAAACATCACGGCCACGTTTACCGGGTCGGCATCATTCGAGGCTGTCCGGTATGCGACGGGTTCTCTGTCAGGCTCGTTTGCGCCGCCCGTGACGCTGGAGGCGGCAGGCTTCTCAAGCTACCTGCTGGACGAAGAAGACATTGAAACGGGAATGACGCTGAGGCAGGCGCTGCGTCTGGTGACGGCGGCTACGGCGGGCAAGATCAGCGGCGGGGGGACAGCGACCATCACCATTCGCAATGCGGTGGCTGATGGTGTGGATCGCATCACAGCAACGGTGGACACGGACGGCAATCGAACCGCCATAACCTACGACCTCGACTGATGGCCAACTTCTTCTCAGCCGACTACTGGAAAGCACTCTACTTCAAAGCGATGGGCGGGCAGGAAACTGCTGTTGATCCCAACGCTATGTCTGGCAGCTTTGCGGGCTCGTCATCATGGACGGGAACGCTTGAGCAGCCAGAGGGGTCAATCTCTGGCTCGTTTGCCGGGACAAGCACATTCAGCGGAACGCTTACGGCGATCGGATCGAAGCCGTCGCAGGATTTCCGCAACGTTCTGGATGGGGCTCGCCGGACCTGGCCCATTTCGGCTGTTGCCTCGTGGTGGCAGCGCGATCGGCAGGAACGCCTTGAGCGTGAGGAGCGCGCGCGGGCCGAAGCGGGGTCAATCTCAGGCAGCTTCCGCGGCTCGTCATCGTTCTCGGCCAACCTGAGCAACGGAACAGATGAGGATGAAATAGATATCATGATCCTGCTGTTAGCGGCATGACCCCACAACAGCGCGCAGACTGGCTGGAAGAGTTCCAGGCATGGCGAACGCTTCCGATGACGGAGGCATTTTTTGCATCGCTCCAGAGCGAACAGAAGGAACTGCAATCGGACTGGACGCGGGCGGTATGGGAATCAGAAGCAGACCCGCCACCTGACCAGCTCCGGCAACTGAGGATTCAGGCAAGAACGCTTGATGACGTGATCAATCGAAAGGGAACAGATGTCCTTGCATCACTCTACCCTGACCTTCGAGAAACTTCCGAAGGTTGAGGAAACCAATCCGGGGATGAAACCCCTTGAGTTCAACTGCCTCGTGCTCCCGCGTGTCGTCCAACGGCAACGGGCCTCGGGTATCTTCGTTCCCGAAACCAGCGCCCAGCGTGAAGACGAGGGCGGGGATGAGGGGCTGTTAGTCGCCATCTCACCGCTGGCATTCAACGAGGACGACTTCCCGAACCCTGACGCAATCCCGAAGGTTGGCGAGCGCGTGATGTTTGCACGCTATGCCGGCAAGTCCTTCGTGGGCGCTGATGGCCGTGTCTATCGCGTGATGAAGGACAAGGAGATCGTCGGCATTCGCACGGCGGATGCGGAAAGCGCCAAGGTGGCGGCATGAGCCATCGATATGAAGTGCGCGTCGGGTTGCTAGGCGTTGTCTTTACGGACGATGAAGGCGAAGCGTTAGCCGCTTTTGACAAGTTGGCCGAGACGCGGTTGGCCGTAGATGTGAGTCTGTACGATTGGCATCAGCCAGCCAACAGCACACTCTGGAAGCTGCATTCGAGATCGACCCCACACGACCTTGACCAGCCCGAAGAACTGGACCCGGAAGACTGGCCGGGCGTTTCCCGTTGGGCCGCTCAGCGTCGTGAACGTGAAGCGGCCTTGAAGGCCAAGGACTAGCACCCATGACATTGGAAATCGAAGTAACGGACCCGGTAGCGGGCGCCGAACTCGCCCCTGCACCCGAGGCCAAGGCCGAAGACCTCGAAACCGTCGCCCGCGAGCTGGGCTGGAAGCCCGAGACGGAATGGAAGGGCGATCCTCCCGAGGGTGGCTTTGCCTCTGCGGCAGAGTTCATCCGCTCCCAGCGCACACGGGCAAAGAACGTCGAGAAGGAGCTTAAGAAGCTCCGCAGCGACACCGAGAAGCGCATCAAGCGCATGGAGGAGCAATCCGCCAAGCAGCGCGAGAAGGAAATCGCAGAGCTTCACAGCGAGTACGACTGGTACATCCGCAAGGCGATCAAGGAAGGCGACGAGGCGACCGAGAAGAAGCTCATCAAGGAGCGCGACGCCAAGGTTGCCCAAGCCGAAGAGGTCGAGGACGCGGACGACGAGCCCGAAACGGATGAGGAAGAGTGGATCGAGGCGTTCAACCCGTCATATCCGCAGGTTCAGAAGCGCTTCTACAACGAAGGCCATGCCTGGATCTTGGACGACGACGCCGACCCGGACGCGATGCGGGTCATGCTGGACTATGTGGACAGCGGCATCCCGTTCGCAGACGCGCTGGAGAAGGCCGACAAGGCACTGCGCAAGGCTTACCCCGATCGCTACGAGGACGAGGACATGGACGACGAGCCCGAGGAGAAGCCGAAGAACGGAAAGCGCGTTCCCGTGCTGGTATCCGGCTCCAAGGGTGCGGGCGGTGGTGTCTCCGCGGCTTCTCGCCTGTCTGCTGCTCAACGTGAAATTGGCGCACGCTTCGTGAAGGAGGGCCTGTTCGGCTCCCTCGAAGAGTACGCCGAGCAACGCATCAAACTGGAATCCTGAACATGACCGACGAAACCGTGAACGCCGAAGCCCCCAAGGCTCGGGCCAAGCCCCTGCGCGCCCGCACTGATGGACCGAGCGCAGAGCTGGCGAAGCGCCGGGCAGAGCGCAAGGCGCGCGGCGTCAACGATCATTCCAACGACCAGCGCCTGACGGTTGCTGGCGCGGAACTGGACTACCAGAATTGGCAATACCGCTGGGCCAACGATGAGTTGGGCAACATCCAGCAGCTAATGGCGCGGGAATGGGAGCCTGTCTCCGATACCGAGCTGAACGGCCTAGATACGGCCAGACTTGCGGGCATGTCCCGTGAAGGCAAGGCGATGAACGCCAAGCTGATGAAGAAATGGAAGCCCTGGTTCGATGAAGACCAGGATGCCAAAGTCGCTGAATACCGGGAGCGGGAAAAGGCTCTCAAACGCGGTGCGGCAAAGGCCCCGCAGGAAAGCCCCGACGATGCGGGCAAGAGCTACGCTCTGAACAACACGATTTCTGCTGCGACCCCGACCAAGTCGGCAGGCAGCTACACCCCATAACCCCACAGGATTAAACAATGGCGAACACAAACGCCGCAATGGGAGGGCGTCCGGTCGGCACTTTGCTCGGCGCCCCCATGAGCGGACAGGTCAACACCTATACGGCGCTGGCCTCCTACGCGACGAACATGTTCATTGGCGACCCGGTTGTCGTGACCGGCGCTCGTGGATCTGGTCATCAGGTCGTCGAAGTTGCGACGGCTGGCGCTACCAACCAGCTCACCGGCTTCATTGTCGGCTTCGAACCCACCCCCGGCATCGTCTCGCTCGGATATGGCGCGGCTTCCACGCTGCGTTTCCCGATCGTGTGCGATGATCCGGCTGCCATCTTCGAACTTCAGGAAGATGCAGTTGGCGGCGCAATCGCGGTGGCCAACATCGGCCAGAACATCAACCTCGTGTCAGGCTCGGGCAGCACGTTCACGAAAAAGTCCGGATGGATGATCGATTCGAGCGGCATCGCTGCTGACGCGACCTTCCAGATGACGGTTCGTGACATCGTGACCCGCGTCGATAACGAAGAGGCGACGGCTTATGCCAAATACCTCTGCACCATCAACTTGCACACGCGGCGTCTCGCTGCCGTGGCCGGCATTTAAGGAGGGCTTGAAACATGACAATGACCAGAGCACTCCACCCGGCGGACCTGTGGCCGGGTATCAAGGCGCATTTCGGCAAAGCCTACAAGTCGATGGAGAAGCAGTATACGCGCTACTTCGAAGACAAGTCCTCGGACAAGGCTTATGAAGAGTTCGTGGAATCCACCACGTTCGGCCTGCCGGACATCAAGAACGAAGGCCAGGCGATCCGCTTCGACGCCGACGCCGAGGGCTACAAGACCCGTCTCACCAACGTGGTCTGGGGCCTCGGATGGATGGCATCCCGCGAAGAGATCGAGGACAACCAGTACGAGAGCCGCGCCTCGCGTCGCTCCCGCAACCTGGCCTACTCGATGGGCCAGTCGAAAGAGATCGTCCACGCGGCGCACTTCAACAACGCCTTCTCAGGCTCGTTCCTTGGCGGCGACGGCGCGTCTCTCTGTTCGACGGCTCACCCGACGCTTGCCGGCAACAAAGCCAACAAGCCGACCGTGGACGCCGACCTGTCGGAAGCCTCGCTGGAAGACGAACTGATCAACACCCGCCTGATGACCAACTCGCGCGGGCTGAAGATGTATTTCCGTGCGAAGGAACTGGTGGTCCCGCCGCAACTCGGCTTCGTGGCTGAACGGCTGCTGAAGTCAGAGAAGCAGTCGGGAACGGCGAACAACGACATCAACGCTGTTCGCTCGTCCGGTATGCTCTCCAAGGGCTACTCGGTCTGGGACTACCTGACGGACCCGAATGCGTGGTTCCTGATGGTGGACAACGTCCCCGAGGGCCTCGTCACGCTCCAGCGCCGCAAGCTGGATATGGACCAGGACAACGACTTCGACACCGAGAACGCCAAGGCGAAGGCCACCGAGCGTTATATTTCGGGCTGGGTTGATTGGCGTTCCGTTCGCGGCACGTCCGGCACCTAACTACCTCACATCCACTTACGGGGCGCGCGGTGTAACAGCCGCGCGCCTTCATCATGAAAGGCGCCCCAAGTGGCCACTCCTACCCGTTTTTCCCAAGGCTTGACGAACGTCGCAGCCGGTAACCCGATGCGGATGCTTCCGATCCCCGATCCGACTGCTGTGCATGTCTGGTTCGACGATTTCGACAACTTCGAAGCTGACCAGTGGATCATCACCACGACCGAGGCCGGCGCTGGTTCTGCGACCGAGGCAGTCGCCAATGCTGATAACGGCATCCTCGTCATCACGAACGATGCCGCCGACAACGACAACGACTTTTTCCAATGGTCTGGAGATGACGCCGGTACTGCGATCGAAACGTTCCGGTTCACCGCGGGCAAGCAGCTCTGGTTCAAAGCTCGTCTGAAGATCGATGAAGTCGTGCAGTCGGATTTCGTCATCGGCTTGCAGATCATCGACACAAGCCCGCTGGCTGTGACGGACGGCGTCTACCTGATGAAGGACGACGGCGACGCGAACCTGGACTGCTACGTCACCAAGAACTCGACATCGACAACGTCGGTTGCAGCCTCAACGCTGACGGCTGACACCTACGCCGTCCTCGGCTTCTACTACAACGGCGTCGATGCGGTGGAGTTCTTCAAGGACAACACTGTCATCGCCCGGCTGGCGACGACCAACCTGCCGGACGACGAAGACTTGACCATCAGCTTCGGCATCCAGAACGGCGAAGCGGTCGCGAAAGTCTTGAGCTTGGACTACATTTTCGTTTGCAAGGAGCGCTAGTACCATGCGCCCGCTGTACAAGCTTTACTCTCCATCGGCTGAAGATACGGACGGGCTGGTCAACGATGCGACGGGGGCAACCTCGCCCTTGACGCAGCTCACCACTGGCCCAGGCGATGGCCTTGCCCATCAGATCAACATCACCAGCGCTGCGAACCTGTCGTCTATCACCTTCACCCTCACGGGGACGGATGCCGATGGTGTCACGCAGACTGAGGCTGTGACGGGTCCGAACGCAACAACGGTCGAGAGCACGGGCTACTTCAGAACCGTGACCTCGATCGCCATTAGTGCGACGCTCGGGGCCAACACGGTTGATCTGGGATGGGTGGACGAGTTCGTGACGCCGACGATCCCGTTCAACTGGTACAACTCCGAGGCGTCGGTTCGCACTGTCGTTACGGGCACGATCAATTACACGGCGCAGCAGACGTTTTCGCCCATGCGGACACGGGCTGAGGACGGGCCATTCGACTGGTCGGACTCGACGGACACCGATCTTGTGTCTGCGACAACCTCCCAGATCAGCACGTTCGACAAGCCGATCACCGGGTTTCGGATCAAGGCCAACTCGTACTCGTCTACTGCGACCCTCGGTCTGTTCATGGTCTATGGTGAAGCCTGATGGGCAAGCTTCAGGGCGATGCGGGCAGCAGCGGCAAATACACGCCGACCCTTGGCAACACGACCAACATTGCAGCCAGCACGGCATTTGAATGTCAGTGGATGCGCGTTGGCAACGTGGTGACGGTATCTGGCCGCGTTGATATTGACGTGACCAGCGCCAGCGTCGCTACAGCCATGACGATGAGCCTTCCGATTGCCTCGACGTTTACGGGCGGTCGTCAGCTTGGGGGCGTCGCCGCGCCGGCGGGCATTGCTAACGGGTCGGTGCACATCATTGGCGCCTTAGGCCCGCCAAGCACCGCCAACTTTTCCTTCATCGCGCCGACCGATGTAAATAACCTAACTTACACCTTCTCGTTCACTTACTTCGTTCAATAAGGTCGAGTTAATGACGTGGAAGGGCTCATACCAGCCGGGCAGGCCATACGCGGTCTGTGACCGATGCTATGCCAAGGTCCGGCTGGATGAGCTTCGGACGGAATGGAGCGCGTCAAGGGTCTGTGACGGCTGTTACGACCCGCGACCCGTCCACCTGTCCACGCCTGTTCTAAAGCCCGGCGAGGGTGCGCCTTTGCCGGGCGCGCGTCCCGACACGCAGCCTGAAGCCGATGACGCAGACCTAGAGTTCGCCTACCGTGACGGGACAACCTACGAGCCTCCGACATGAGCATAAGCCTGACCTACACCGCAGGCGAGTTCGTGGATGAGGCGCTCAAGCGCGTCCAGATCCTCGGAGACGGCCAGACTGCCTCGGCCTATCAGTGGACGATTGCGCGAAGCCATATCAACGGTCTGCTCAAGCTGCTGGTGACGCAAGGCCCGAGCGAGTGGCGCCGTGCAACGCAGACACCGGCAATGGTGGCAGCGCAAGCCTATGTGACATGCTCACCGCGTCCCGATCGCGTCCACCGCGTCTACTACCGCAACGCAGCCGGGTATGACCTGGAGCTCCAACAGTGGAACATGGACGATTACGAGCGGATACCCGTCAAGACCAGCACGGGACGCCCGACCATCTTCGCGGTTGATCGACAGCGCACATCCACCACGGTTTACATCTGGCCCGTTCCCGATGCGACGATTGCAGCAGGTACGCTGCGCATCTCCTATGAGCGCGTGCCTGAGGATGTGGTGAACACGTCCGACATTCTCGACGTGCCGCAGGAAGCCTTTGACGTGCTCATGGACCTGGTTGGCGGTCGCACGGGTCAAAGCCTTGGGCTTGGCGAAAAGCCGCCCGTCGCTGCGGCGCTGGAGCGGGGTGGAAGCAATCTCAACGAGTTTCTGAGCTACGACCGGGGCTATTCCGTCCGGTTCGCCATTTCATCGGAGTGACCATGAGCAAGCCAAAAATCACTGACGACTCGATCCGCGTTTTGCGCAAGGCGCTGCGCACCAAGCTCGGCATCAGCGCGGCCAAGCCTGCGAAGAAGGCCGTGAAGCGCGAGAAGGTTGAGGACGACGAGCCCGCCCCGCGCGCGAAGAAGGCCGAACGTCTGGGCTACGCTGACCTCTCGTGAACGTTCGCCCGGCGACGCTGGACGACCTGCCGCGCCTGATGGGCTATGCGGCTGAGTTCCTGTCCTATCATCCGCTGACCAGCCAGTTTCCGCGCGACCTTGGCGCGGTTGAAGCCAAGCTGCGATCGATGATCGAAAGCGATGAAGCAGCGCTGCTCGTCCATGACCGGGGCGTCATCGGTGGTATTCTGGCCCCGATGTGGTGCTCACCGGGCGTGACTGTCGCAAGCGAGCTGTTCTGGTGGTCGGAATCGAACGGGCTTTCCCTGATGAAAGCATTCGAGGCATGGGCCGCATCCAAGGGCGCGCAGGTGGTCAACATGGTCATGATCATGGGCGTGCGTGACGTGTCTCCGATCTATGACCGCGCGGGATACGCGCCAGTTGAATTGTCGTTCATGAGGGCTGCCTGATGGTTGCCGTTACCAGTGCATTGATCGGCTCTGCGGTTGCAGCCGTAGGCGGTCCAGCCGCAGCGGCGGCCCTTGGCGGTGCAGCGTTAGGCGCAGGCGCGTCTGTCATTTCGGGCAACAACCAAGCCAAGGCGATCAAGAACGCCGGGAACGTGCAGGCACAATCGCAGAATCAGGCGCTTCAGTTCCAGCGTGAAAGCCGGGACCAAGCGCGCGACGTTCTCAGCAAGTACGCGGTCGAGGGCAATGCAGCGCGTGGACGCCAGAGCGCATTCCTTGGCCTCAACAATCCGGCAGGCGGCGGGCAATACAGCGGCGCGATGGGCTCAACACAGCCCGACTTCGCAGCCTATGTCCGCAACAATCCCGATCTTGCAGCGGAGTTTTCCAAGCCGCAGGTGGCCGCACAGTTCGGCGGCGATCCGGCAGCGTATGGCCGCTGGCATTCGCAGAACTTTGCAGGCGAGGGGCGAGCCATCCCCACAAGCGGCATGGGCCAGCAGGGAGCGCCAGACCCCACAGCGACCCCTGCCGAGACGCAGGAACAGGCATGGGCCGCATTCGAGGCAAGCCCTTGGGGCAAGATTGGCACGATGGAAGCCCAGCAGGCGCGAGACAACTTCATAGCCTCTGCCGGCGCTCAGGGCTCGTCACTGTCAGGACGCACAGCGCGTGGCATGGCGGAAGTCTCCGAGGAAGCGAAGCTCCGCAACTTCGGTGGCTACTTTGGCGCGCTGGGTGACGTGACGGAGCGCGGCTACTCGGCAGACACCGGCATCGCCTCTGGCGGGCAGGCATTCGCGGATCGCGCGGCCAACATCACGCAGCAGGGCGGGCAGAACGCGGCTCAGCTTGCGATGATGAAGGGCCAGAACCAGGCGAACACGGCAGGCGACCTCGCAAGCTGGATCGGCTGGGGCATGGGCAATATGCCGCGGAAACCGAGTTCGTATGCCAGCGGAGGCTCTGGCGGCAATACATCCACAGGCGGCGGAACCAGCGTGTCGAGGATCAAATGAGCACGTTCCGCGCATTCCAGACGGGCCTAGAAGCCGGACAGGCGCAGGCCAAGACACGGCGTCAGGACGACGCTCGCCGCAAGGCTACCGAAGCCTATGGCATGGGCAACTATGAGGGCGCCGTCACCGGGCTGATGAGCGAGGGGATGGTGGACGATGCTAACGCCTTCGGGCAGTTGGCGAAGGATGCCCAAGCACGCAAAAAGCAACAGGCCATTGCGACAGCGTTGGGAGGTTCATCCGATCAGCTCACGCGTATGCAGAACGTCCGCAAAGTAGCGGAAGAGTATGCCGACCCTGACCTGATAATGAAGGTCGATGAATGGGGCAAAAGCGCAAAAGCCGAGGACGTTGAACAGTTTGGCGAGGGCATGAACTTCCTTGCTAAGACTGCCGAGAGCTTGAAGCAGTTCTCGCCTGAAACCCGCGCGGCTGAGGCAATCAAGGCGTTGCAAAACTCGCCCTATGCCAACCCGCAAGTCATGGCGCAAATCGAGCGCGCAGGCGCTGACGGACTTATCACAAATAAAGAACTGGACGACTTCGTGCTGGCGACGCTGAGCGTCAAGGAACGGCTGGAAATGCAGCGCGAGGCTATGCCCAAGCCTCCCGAGCCGTTCACCCTGTCGCCGGGCCAGCGCCGGTACAATCCGGACGGCTCGCTCATGGCAAGCGCGCCGGAAACGCCCAAGGCGGCGGGCGCCGGTGCTCCCGGTAGCCTGACAACCAATCAGGCCCTGAACTTCCAGTTCAAGCTGGATGATCTGGACCGTGAACTGACCGAGAAAGAAAGGGTTAGAAAGTCCAGCCTCGCGTCGATCAACGAAAACCTCGCGCTCGTTAATCGGTTCACCGACGACAGCACGCCAGAGGCCAAGGCCAAGTTTGAAGCCACTTACGGCAACATGATCAATCCGACCGGCAAGAAGGATGACGCCTTCAACTGGAACACTGCTTGGGATCAAAATCGTGCGGACGGAATGGCTATTCTTGACCAGTTGGGCGGCAGCGCCTTCCTTGACTCGATCCAGGCCATGAAGGGAAGCGGCTCGCTGTCAGACGCTGAAGGCGCTCGCGTGACGGCTGCGGCAACGCGCCTGATGACCGTCACCATGAGCGACACGGAAGCGAGAATTGCTGCGAAAGACTTTAAGGAGAAATTGCAGCGGTACAAGACGGCTCTGGAAAACGACATCGCAGACAGCCGCAAAGCGGAAGCAAGACGACGCCAGCAGCTTGAGGGGATGATGGGCCGTCAAGCGCCTCCGGAAGCCGCGGCCGCTGCGACACGGACGCGGGAGGGCGTTCCGTTCCTGCTTGCCAAGCCTACGAATACAGCATCGGGCATCCCTGACGGCGTTGACCCCGAAGACTGGAAATACATGAGCGACGAACAGAAGGCGCTGTTCCAGTAATGCCGCTCACAATCGAACAACAGAGGGCGATTGCCATCGCGCAGGCGAAGCGCAAGCGCGCCGAGGCGGAAGGCCAGAGCGCCACGCCTGCCGGCCCGTCCCTTCGCTCCGAGACTGACGCCATTATCGAGGAAGCCGCGGCGAACATTCCTGGCGGATACGAAGCGTTCATTGCCAAGCCGCCAAATGCCGAACGCATGAAGGCGATGGGCTATGTGCCTGACCCGCTTGCGCCTGCGAGCACGGGAGGCTTTTCCAAGCCAAGGGCGCAACCCCAGCAGGTAGTCGGGCCGTTAACCGGCGACACCTCGCAGCCAAACGTGTTCACGGACGTGATGCGCGGCCTTGAGGCTCCTATTGCGGGCCTGACGGGAAATGCGCTGGAAGGCTGGGCAAAAACCACGACGCGCGACCCCGTGCGCGGCGCTGTTGAGGCTGTGGACTTCATCAGCCCCGTAGACGACCTCGGACGCGCCTATCAGGGCGTGAAACAGGCAGGCGCTGGCCTCATCGAAGGCGACATGGGCAAGGCAGCCGAGGGCGCGCAGCAAGCGTCCATCCAAGGCAGCTACGCGGCCATGCAGATGCTTCCGGGCTCGATGACGCTTCGCGGCGTTACAGGAAGGGCAACGCCGGGCCGCAACACGCTTGCGCTCAATAAGGCCGATCTTGAAAAGTCTGCTGTTCAGGCATCCCGCGCCCCGCAGGTGATGAAGCCCAAGGCAGCGCAGCCCGAGCCCGTCATCACTCCACCCAGCGAGGCCCCCAAGCCCTTCTCAGCCCCACCTGAGCCCATCGGGCGCGGTGTCGTGCGGCGCAACCTGGATAGGATTGTCGGCGGCGGTGTCGGCGCTACGCTCGGCGGCACTGGCGAAGCCATGGCCGCTCCCGGCGATGGAGACAGCGGCGGCTTGCCCGGTGGCGCGGCGACCGGCGCGGCGATCGGCATATTCGGACCCCGCGCAATTGCTGCGGCGTCAAGCCGTGGCTTCCGTGCGGCGGCGCGCATGGCGCAGAGCCCGACAGCCCGTGCAGGCTTTGACGAGCGTGTTGCATCGCGTGCAGTTCGCAAAGCGCTCGTCTCAGGAGGCATCAAGTCGGAGCAGGACGCGCTTAACGCTGCCCGCGCAAAGTTTGGCGACAAGCCCGCATCCGTGGCCGACCTGACGCAAGAGGGTGTCAGCACGACTGCGGGTATCTCGCGTCTGCCAGGTGCGACAGGCGAGGCGGCGCGTTCTCGCGGCGAAGACTTGATCCAGAACCGCGCAGGGCGCCTAGAGCGCGACATCGGCGGCGCAACCGGCGCGTCACCTGCGACCATTGCTGGCGATGTTGACCGCATGGTTGAGCTTGCCCGTGAGCAGGCGACCCCGGCTTACAACTCTCTGAAAGTGCAATTCCCGGCAGGAAGCCTGACCAGCCCGCGCCTGAAGCAGTTGGGCGAGATTGAAGCGCTCGCGCCGCATACCAAAGCGGTGGACGGTTACCGCAAGACGGTACAGGCAACCGAAGGCCGAGCCGTTGGCGACTTTGAATACTGGGATCTGGTCAAGCGCGACATTGACGCCAAAGAACAACAGCTCCTCGCCTCTGGTGCAACGCTGGACGATATCCGTGTGCGCAAGCTGGAAGAAACCCGCAGCGCGCTGGTGGAAGAACTCGACAAGCTGATGCCTGACTATCCCGCCGCTCGCCAGCTAGGCGGAGAAGCGCCGAAGATGAATGCGGCTTTCCGGCAAGGGCAGGGCCTGCTCGGCGGGCGCTACACCGCAGAGGACGTCTCCCGCGTTGCCGAGAGCGTCACAGGCCAGCCCCTGACTGCGCTGCAAGCAGGCGTTATCCGTTCGATGGTTGGCAAGACCGAAGGCGCGGGCGGCGCTGTTTCGTCTTTGACCAGCGCAGGCGCGCGCAAGAAGCTGGAGCGCGTGTTCGGCAAGGGTCCAGCCGACGAGATGCAGGCGCGCTTCGCAGCGGATGCGGCGATAGTGCAGAACGCCTCGCGCATGAACCCAAACGTTGGTTCCGTCACGTCTCAGGCCGAGATGGGCGCGGGAGGCATCCTCCCCACGGCTGCGGACCTCATTCGCATGGGTACGAACCCCATGCAGACAGCCCTAGCGGCCATGTCCAAGTCCGGCAGCTTTACCAAAGCCCAGCGCGACCTCATGGGCCAGATGTTGCTCGAAGGCGCAACACCGGAGAACCTGGCCCGCATTTACGCTGGCAAGAAGCCCAAGGGCGGCGGTCCTACCCCAGCAGCCCCCACAACCGGCCTCGGCGGTCCCGCATCATCCGCCTCTGCATCCCCTACATCAACGGGCCTCGGTACAAGCGCCCCACGCAGGCCAGAGCAGGCGGGCTTCGGAGGCTCAAAGCCTCCAGAACGCAGGTTCGCAAACGAAGCGGAAGCAGACGCAGAATATGCGCGCCTCGCAAAGCAGATCGATGAGCGACGGGTTGAACTGTTACAAGCCAACGTGCCGCGTCGGGAAGCATACGAAGAAAAACTGCTCGCAGAATTGCAGACTAACTACAAAGCGAAAGAGCAGGAAATCGCGGCGAAGATGCCTCAATGGGAAAAGGACTTCATGGCGAAGAACGCCAGCCGCTACGATGAAGACACCCTGAAAGACCGCGCCGATGACTACGCTTACGCCATGTACAATCGCGAAAGCGCTAAGCTGGATACGTGGCGCGACAAGCAGGAAAGCATCATCAGCGATAAAGCGTACAAGCTTGAGGAGCGTCTGGATGCTCAAATCGAGAAGTGGCACGAAGCGCAGTATGAAGAGCTTGGTGCCGCTTTTGACGACATTGAGATCGGTCCTGAACAATCCGGCTTCAACAAGCTTCTAGCTGGTGTGAGTGGACTGACAGGGCTCGGCGTGATTTCAGCAGGCGCGACCATGCCGAAAGAGGACATGCGCAAGAAAAAAGCCCCCGCCAACTAAGGCAGGGGCTTCGTTCTAGGCGGACTTTTTCCAGCGGAGTTCCGCAAGCTGGCGGGCCGGATTGGTGATCGGAGCCTGTATCCGATTGTCTCGCAGGGTGCGGGCAAAGCCGAACGATGCAAAGACATTCACGAGGGAGATGAAGAAGCAGGCGGGCCAGAGAGCCCATTCCGGTGCGATCCGGTACTCTGCATTGAGGTGTTCCAACCCGATGTGGTTGAGGCCAGCCTCAATGAAGCAGAAGCCGAGGGCGAGCGTGCCGGCGACGACTGCGGTAAACCAGTTCTTCGTCTCCCAAGCTTCCTGCACTCGCTCTACAGCGCGCGACAGGAGGAACACGATAACGGCCATTGCGACCGTCAGGAGCATTCCAGGCAACCAGCCCTTAGCCCAAAAGCCGAGGGTGGCCGTCACGACCGAGAGCCCAACAAAAGCAAGGCAGGCTTGCTGTTCAAAGGGACGGTCTTGAGTATATTTCGTCATAGCGGGGTCCTTTCCCGTTAGGACCGTAGGTGAGGGGTCTAGCCTCCCTGCGGTCCGCTAATTGTCAAATATCGTCGAAGTATTGAACCTCGATAGTTCAAGTATAGGCCCTCGCCTGTTGCGCGAAAGGTTACTCGGCGCGTGTAACGTGCCAGTATTCAAGGCCACAAAATCACAAGTGCGTGATAATCGTAAGTATTCGCCTAAAGCCGCGAGCGCCGCCGTCTTTCGTCTTCCGCGACCAGCAGGACGATGCCGACTGCGGTGAACAGGAACGGCCAGCCGCCTAAGCCTGTCCACAGGCCCCAGAGCACCAGACCCAGTCCGACCAATCCGAGCATAGCAACCCCTTCAGCAAATCAGGGGCCGAACATACCGTATATTCCAGTCGTTCCACAGGCCGACCGCCGCCAGCGGTACGGCATGGCGCCCCTGCGCCTGCTCAACATGTTCGCCGTCCCCATTCCTGCGGAGACGGGCAAGCCTGTTCGGGCGGCTCTGGTCCCAACGCCGGGCCGTGTCCAGCGTGTAGACCTCGGCGCGGAGATACAGGGCATCTACTGCGAGGCGGGCGTGCGCAATGGTGCGCTGTTCGTGGTCGCAGGCGGAACGCTCTACAGCATCTCGTCATCGTGGGTCGCAACATCCATCGGCGCAATCGGCGGCAGCGGCAATGCTGTCTTTGCCGGCCTGCGTGACAATCTCTATGTCGCACGAGCGGACAAGCCGTGGCGCTACAATGGCTCCGCACTGACGCAGGTTGCGGACGTGGACGCGCCTAACGCCACGAGCCTGCTTGTGCTGTCACAGCGCCTTGTCGCTTCAGAAGACGGGGCAGACACTTACTACTGGTCAGGCGTGCTGGATGGGACGGCGTGGGAAGCGCTGGGCTTTGCCACGGCGGAACAGCGGCCTGATGAGATCAGGCGCATGGTCCGCCTGTCAGGCCAGATCATAGCAGGCGGCGCATCCTCGATCGAGATCATCCGTGCATCTACCAACCCGGCGCTCCCCTTCGCCAATATCACAGGCCAGTCGATCGATGAGACGGACGGCTTCCTGTCCAAGCATTCCTACGCCGTCAGGGGCGACAAGATGTTTATCATCGGGGGCAATCTCTCCCCCTATGTGATGAACGGCTTCTCCATCAACCCGCTCCCGCGCAATGGCGAGATGGAAGACGACCTCATTGCCCTTTCTGCTGCCGACCGCGCGCTCGTCACCTGCATGGCCTACCAGTACGGCTCCAACGAGTTCTTCAAGGTCCGCATTCCTGGCAAGGCGGCGTTTGTCCTCAACACGACGACAGGCTTCTGGCATCGCGAACAGAATTGGGAGGAGGACACCTACCTCCCGCAATTCCACGCCAACGCATACGGCTACAACGTGCTGGCCGATGAGGGCGGGTCTGTCCTCTACACGCTGGATAATACCGTATTCACGGACGCTGGGAACACGGTTGAGCGCCTTGCCACGCTTCGCCCGTCCTTCTCGGACTATGAGACAATCGGCTCTCTCTGCGTAGACCTGCAAGCCTTCGGGCGCCCACTGACAGGGCAGGGCTCCAACCCCACCATCATGGTGGAAGTCTCAACGGACGGTCGCACGATCCGCGATGACACCCGCTCGGAAATCACGCTCACCCTCGGTGCGGACGGACGCTACCAGAAGCCCGTCATGTGGGGCCTTGGCATGGTGTCACCGGGCGAGGCGACCAACATCTCGATACGCATGACCGACCCTGTGGGCATTACGCTCTATGGCGCGTGGATCAATGAAGGCCAGCGCTCGTGACCAACAACGTCCCGTTCCTGCAAGTCGGGCTCAAGATTACCAACGATGACGGGACGCCGGTAGAGTGGTTCCGCAACGCCTGGAATGCGCTCCTGCTGCGCACCGGGACCGAAACTGACAACAGCGTTGGCGGTATCATCAGCGGGGCGGCAGAGCTGCAAGCGCAGATTGATGCAGCCAATGCGGCAAGGATTGCGGGCGATGCGGCTGTTGCAGCGGCGGCGGCTGGCAGCTCAGGCAGCACAAGCAATGCGAGCGTGTTCTCGGCAAAGACCAGCAGCGGTGCAACGTGGGTTGTGCTCACGACAGTGACCCTGACGCCGGGCGGAGCAGGCGGCGACTACAGCATCACGGTCAACACGGACCAGTATATCAGCGGGGGCCTGAGCGATGACGGCGGCGCGGCTGTCAGCTTCGCAGGTAACTGGCGCATCATCGAAGAAATCACCAGCGGCGGCACGGAATACACGCTCGATTCCGGGACATTCACGGTCGATTACGTCCCCGCAGAAACCTACTCCGAGGGCGGCGTTCCCTACACGGTTGGCCCGTTCTGGACGACATCGTTTACGGACCTGCCCCTGACGGCGGTCCTCATCCCCGCAAACAACAGCGCGCAATCCGACATCCGCCTTGAAATCCAACGCGCGAGCGGAACGAACGAAATTACGAGCCCCGGTCTTTCCGGTTCAATGACTGTAGTCTGGACGGCATAATCACATGGCGAAATCGATCTTTGGGCTCGTCCACACATTGCTGGACGATAGCGGAGCTTTGGAACCTGGCGGGACCATCGAGGTCTATGACGCCGGTACCACGACGCAACGGACGGTCTATTCCGATCGCGCGCTGACGACCACGGCGGGCTATCAGATCACGGCAGACGCAGCGGGACGCTTTCCGGAGCGTTGGATTGCTGACAGCGTCATCGTCAAGCTGGTTTACAAGGACAGCGCAGGCGCAACGCTCGTCACCCGCGACTTCGCCAACGACGATGCGAGCAACCAAGCCGATCCGATCAACGCCACGGCCTACGGCTTCAAGGTCGGCGGCGGCAACTCGGACGCTACCGCCAACACCACAGCCCTACAGGCAGCGCTTGACGCTAACTACTGGGTCCAGCTTCCAGAGGGTACGGCGTACATCAACACGATCGTACATACGCGGTCCAATCGCGTGACGGGCGCGGGGCAGGCTGCGACTATTCTGATCCGGGCCAACGAAACCAACGGTCGTATCTTTTACGCAAGCGCCAAGGACGACTTGATCTACGAAGATATGACGCTGGACGGAAACCACACAAACAACACTGGCGACGGCGGCCACGGTGGCATCCGTCTTGAAGCTGCGTGCCAGCGCTGGAGTCTGCGGAGAATCAAAGCGACCGGCTGGCGCGGAACATTTTCGGGGTCGCCTGTCGGCGCGGGTATGTCATCAATTCTGGGCTCGCATGGTCGTTTTGATGAATGCTGGTTCGACAATTGTTACGATGGATACCAGCTTCTCGGACACTCCGACGCGCGAGACAACGGTTCCAGGCTAACGGCGAACCTCCGGAACGGCGCTGTCGTGGATGACTCAAGCGGCACAGGCTCGGATCGTTACGAATATCACGGCGTAAACGCTACGGGCAACTCCACGACCTATGCCGGTGCTGGTCTCGCAATCATCGATAGCGCTGACTGCAAAGGCTATGGCGGGACGTTCAACTCGAACACGCTGGGCCACGGCCTTCAACACAACGGAGCGGATCGTTGCGAAACGCACGGCGGCACGTTCTCAAGCAACGGCATATCCGGGCTGGACTTCTTTGACAGCATCGACGGCAAGGTCTTCGGCGGATACGCGGCGTCAAACGCCATCCGTGGCCTGGAGATTGATTCCGCGTCTAACGGCTGCGTCGTCACGGGCTTTCAAGGCGTCTCGAACGTCGATGTGGACATCTCTATCTTCCGCTCGGCAGACGTGCAGCTCATCGGGTGCGAGGGCAATGTCCGCGGTTGGGATGCCGCCAACATCGCAAGCGCGACGGTATCGGCAGGTGGCACGGGCTACGCGGTCGGCAACGTGCTGACCATTGTCGGCGGTACGCGAAACACGGCGGCAACACTTACTGTCTCAACGGTCAGTGTTGGCGCGGTCACTGGCGTAACGGTATCGAACGCAGGCGATTACTGGACATTCCCGACCGAGCCTTGCGCTGTCACGGGCGGCACAGGCAGCGGCGCAACGTTCAACTTCGTTGCGACGGGTGAGGCGTCCAGCACCTGCCCACGCCTGCAAATCATCGGCGGGCATCGATCGGACACGCTCAACTTCGTCACGGACGCTTGCACCGAAATCCGGCTTACGAACGTCAAGGCGACGACAATCACGGACGCCAGCAACGAGATCGTCTCGGCTATCGGCTGCGACAACATCGAAACCATCTTCGCTCTGGCTGACGTTGCATCCTATGCGGATCAGGCTGCGGCGGCGACGGGCATTACTGGTGTGGGTAGGTTGTTTCGGTTCAACACGACCGGCGCGCTGGGGATCACTTTGACCTAGGATTATAAGCCAATTTGCATTAGAATCAGCCCATGCTGGTTCTGTATGGCGGATCAATGCTGGCAGGTTTCCCAACGACACGGGAAGTCCCGCAATCGTGTCGAACGCCTCATACGGTCGTTTCAGACAAGCCACTCGTCAGCATACCGAGCGCAATGCAGGAGCAAGGTGTTGCGGTAGAATGCTGCGCGGCTCCAGGCATCACATCGGAGCAGCTTCAGGACTGGTTTGAGCAAGTCCCTCAATGGCATGACCGCCCGTCAATCTTCTGGATGGTGCGCAACGATTACCCGATCAAGTGCCGCGACACGGTCAACATCTTCAAGAGCATGATTGAGCGCGTCACGGGTGAATGGTGGGTCTGCGGTATTCCTCCACAGCCATCAGACGCAAATCGGGATTGCATGTTCGAGCGTTGCAACGCCGAAATGCGCGCTTTCGCTGGAGAGCGTTTTCTTGATCCGATCCTTGCAGTCAGCGGCCAACGTCTTTTGCCAGAACGCCAACGCATAGATTGCATCCACCCGACCTCAGAAGCCAACCGCCTCATAGCCCGCTGGCTCATAGCCAACACCATAGGCGCAACGGCTCAAGCCCAAGCCGCCTGAAGCTTTCCACAAGAGGATAACCCATGCCTGCATTCGCCGCAGATGGCGCTGTCACGTGTCCGTTTCCCGCCGCGTGGCTGGAGTTCTTCAACGCGGACAAAGACAAGTGGCCGGCCAACGCCTACAAGCGCGAGGATTGCAGCGCAGCGCGTGAGTTCTCGCATGGGTCGGTTGTCGCAGCCCTGCCGGATGGCTCATTCCCGCCCGTGTTTCTGTGGGACAAGATCAACTACCGCGTCATAGCCAAGGGTCCAGACGGGTCAACCGTGGCGACAATCGATCGCGTGACGCCGGATGCCGAATTCGTCTCCGTAGCGGCTCCGGAAGCCCTGCCAGAGCCAGAGCCTGCGCCTGTGATCGATCTCGCAGCAGAGAACGAAGCGCTGCGGAAACGGATCGAAGAACTGGAAGCACGGGACAGGTCGGCATTCTCCGAGGCCCCGCTGCTGCCTGCGCCTGACGCGCTGATGAGCGATTACGGGCCAGTAGGCGACGACATTACCGGCGACATGCTGCTGGACGCTTTCGAAGCAGACGAAGCCGAGACAGTGGCTGTGGTGCAGACGCTGTCGGCGCTGCGTCTCAAACACCTGTCAGAACAGCTCAACGTGGAGCGCGCACGGCTGGACCGGGAGCACCAGGCAACCGGTGTGGCCAATCCGCGAAGCGCATCGATCGACCGTCTGTTGGGGCTTCTGACGAGGCGCGGCGAGGTCTGAACTTGAGCAGGGGCTGGGCGGCTTATGACGGAATTACTTCTACGCGAGACGGTCGAGATCGAGCGTCAGCGCGACGCGTTCAAGAGCAACGATCGCATCAACACGGTGGAGCGGGACGTTGCCGTCCTGCGGACACGCTTTGAAGCGGCGTTCGATACCTTCCTCAAGGAGCTGGAGCGATCCGTTTCCGCTGAGGATATCAAGGAACTACGGCGAGAGTGGGAGAGTGGATTGAGAGAAGCAACGAACGGCATTCGTGAGCACTTCACCACGGCGAACGATCAGCAGTCTGTATCGCTGATTGCGCAAGTCGAACTGATGCTTGCACGCGATCGGGAAGCCGCGGCGAACGAAGCAAAGAAGACCCGGCAGCAATTCCAGTTCCTGATCCTCGGCGCTGTGCTGTCGATCTTCGGGGCGCTGTTTGTGTTCTGGGAAACAACCGCGCGCATGTAGCGCAATAGAGGGCTGGGCATGGGCAAGTTTCTCGACAAGTTCCTAGAGTTCAAAAACGAAGCCGACGCGACCCGCAAGTTTGCGCTGTTCGCGGTGGTCATCATCACGCTGGGCCTCGCAAGCTTGAGCGTTACCGGCATCGTTGCAACTGCCAAGTGGACATGGCTGTCTGCGCTTCCGACCGTGGGCCTGATCTTCGCCGTTCTCGGCGCGGAGCTGCTGGCAACCGTTGCGTTTATCCGGATGCTCACCGCATCGACGCTCTGGCGCAAGGTGGCCGGCGCGTTCATCTTCGTGGGCCTCGCAGCCGTGGGCGTCCACAATGCCGAGAACGGCGCGAAGGTTGTCTGGCCCGATCGCTTCGCGGAAAGCTCTGCCTCGCTTCAGGCCAAGGCGGCGCTTGCAGGCGAGGAAGCCGGAACGCTCGGCACGGCGCAGCAGGCAGCAATCAGCGGGACCGGCGCAGAGCTTGAGCGCGTCCGCGTCCAGATCGCGGAACTGAAGACCGAGCAGCAGATCATGGCGAGCATGTCGCCAGAGGGCATCTCCAAGGCTCAAAGCCTGTTGCTGGCCCAAGGGCTCTATTTCGGCAGTGTGGACGGCATCCGGCAGGACAAGACTGAATCCGCTATGCGTGCGCGCGGCGAGGCTATCCAGGCGGAGCTTGCCAACCTCAAGGCGCGGGAAGACGGGCTCATGGCAGGGCAGGCCAGCCCCGTCCTGCAAGCGACCAGCGACAAGCGCCTGTTGCAGATCGAGCAAGCCGACGCAGCCAACGCTGCCTTCTGGGCATGGCTCTGGCTCATCATCATGCTTTGCGTCCTTGAGGGCGCCCGTTCTCTCAGCCTCTGGGCGCTCATCACGGATATCAGCGCGAACGACGCCAAGCGCGATCGAGAGCGCACGGACGAGCTTGCAGAGCTTCGGCATCAGCAGGAAGTCGCGGCGATGCGTGCGGCTATGGCCCCAGCGCCTGCGCCTGTCGCGATTGAGCCTCCCCCGGCTGCCATCGCAGCCCCGGAGCCAGAACCCGCACCAGCGGCTGCGCCAGAGCCTGAGCCATCCCCAGCACCAGAACTGACAGACCAGCAGCGCGCGGCGCGTCAGGGCGGGCTGGCGGCACAACACAATCGCCGGGCTGAGAAGACCGAGCGCCTGCTTGTCATCGGGCCTGTCTCAACCCTTGACACCATGCAAGCGAAGGTGGCCGCAGAATGAAACTCTCTCGCTTAGTCGGCATCGATATGGGGACCACGAACAGCAGCATTTCGCGCTGGAACGGTCGCGGCCCCGAAGTCATCCCCGTAGACGGCAAGGCGCTCATGCCATCCGTCGTCACCATTGCGCCGGCTGATGCAGTCGGCCCCGATGAAAGCCAAATCTTCGTAGGCATCGACGGCATCGAGGTCGGCAAGCGGTATCGGGACTACTGCTTCCGCCTGTTCAAGCGCCGCCTTGGCGAGATGTGGCACGCGGACGAAGATACCGGATACCAGACGGTCGGCTCTGGCGATGGGATGCTGCATTACCAAGGACCGGACGGCCATACGTATAGCCCGGTTGAGTTGTGCAGCATGGTCATCGGCAAGTTATTGGATGCCGCAACCGAAAAGTTCAAAGGCGAGCGTCCAGACGGCGCGGTGATCTGCGTCCCGGCGACTTTCACGCCATCGCAGCGCAAGGCGGTCGAGGAAGCAGGCCAGATGGCGGGCCTTGCCTATATCGAGCTGATGGACGAGCCAACCGCAGCCGCACTCGCTTACGGCTTCGACTTCAAGAAAGTGCGCCGGATTGCGGTGCTGGACGTGGGCGGCGGGACGACTGACGTCAGCATCATCCAGACCGGCAACGGGCTCGTGACGGTTCTCGGCACGGGCGGCAGTTCCATCACGGGCGGCAGCGATGTGGACGCCATTCTAGGCCGGTACATTGTCAACGAATGGTCCAAGCAGCACGAGACAGACTTGGCTGTTGACGACAGCGCCATGTCGCTTGTGCTGCAGGAAGCCGAGCAAGCCAAGATCCGGCTTTCCCGCAAGCAGAAGACCGAGTTCCGCATCAAGGACTTTGACCGCACGCCTGGCGGTGTCGTCCTGCACATGGACGAGATCATCGACCGTCCGTTGTTGGAGCATCTGGCGCAAGACCTTCTCAAGCGGATGCGGGCTGCGTGCGAAGTCGCGATTGCGGAAGCCAAGCGCAAAGACCCGAATTTCTCGGCGCGGGATCTGAATGACGTCGTCCTCGTTGGCGGCGGTACGCGTATGCCAGCGGTGCAGGCCCTTGCGCGCGATATCTTCGGGCAGGAAGCAAAAACGGACATTGACCCGGAAGTGGCCGTTGTTCTCGGCGCTGCGATCCGTGCGGCGGTGATCGAGGGGCGCAAGTCCGACCTGACGATCCAAGACGTGCTGTCCTACAGCGTTGCCGTCGAGGTCTATGACAAGGTCGAGGGCGTCGCGTCTGTCGTCATTCCCCGCGGCACGACATACCCGACCCCGTCGCCGCTGATCTTTGCCCTGACCAACCGTGAGCCGGGGCAGGCTGTTCTCCCTGTCCGCATCGTGACGGGTGACCATGACCGCGCCTCAGCGTGCGACCTGCTGCACGCGATCGATGTTCCGATTGAACCGGGCGATCCGCGCTCTGAGCGTGTGCAGTTCACCATCGGCCTGAACGCGCGTGGGGAAGTGTTCGGGACGTGCGGTGACGTTGAGTGGGGGTCTGCAAGTTGAACGCGCATCACAGGCTGAACAGGCACGGGCTCTATTGCCTTACCCTGTTCGAAAAGGGACCGGAATCCGTTAAGCTTTCGACAAATGGCGCGGCGCTCGAAACGTACATCTGTCCGGGCGGCAAGCTTACCATCGGCTACGGCTGCACGCGTTGGTTCGGTGGCGCTGAGCTTCTTCCCGGCTACACGCTGCGCGATGAAGCGCACGCGCTGGAGCTGCTGGCAGATCAGGTCATCGAGTACGAGATTGCCGTTCGCGAACTGGTCACGGTCCCTATCACAAGCAACCAGTTTTCGGCGCTTGTGTGTTTTTCGTTCAACGTGGGCATCAAGGCGCTGTCTGGCTCAACGTTGCTGCGCCACGTCAACGCCAGCCGTTTCGATGATGCCGCGGATGCGTTCGGCATGTGGCTTTATTCGACCGCAGGCCAGCACAAGCAGGCGCTTCGCGGACTACTGCGCCGGAGGTATTTCGAGGCTTGCCAATGGATGAACTATGACGGCACGCTTGCCTGCTCTGATGAAGCCGTCGCCCTGGTTCGCGAACGCCCGCCGAACGATGTCGGCACTGACAAAGTCCTGTTCAAGACGCCCTTCAAGGACGTCCTCAGCGTCGCCCAACGCTACCCGCTCCCACCTGAGCAACCTGTCCTAGACCTCACAGTCAAAGCTGAGCCCCCGACCTCCGAAGCGGAGGCGGCAGGCAAGGCGGGCCAGCCGGTGCGCCCCCCAAGCCCCGCACCGGCTGCGCCTGCCATCAAGACTTCCGCGAGTGGTTCCTCGGAAGCGGCGCCGGTCGCGCCACCTGTCCCGGCTCCCCAGCCGACACCAGCGCGACCGGCTCCTGCTTCTGTGCCGGCCAAGGTGCAGCCTCCCGCGCCTGTCGGCACGAAGCCGCCCAGCGACAATACGAAGATGCCGGAACACGTTCCCTACCGGATCGATCCGACTGCTGGCCTGAAGCCAATGGAGGAAACCGAACGTTTCGTAGGCGCGGCGCTCATGCTGTTCGGCACGTTCGCGCGCGTCATCATGGCGAACGGAACGGCTCTCACTGGCGTCGGCGGGGTCATCGTCGTGGGCATCCTCGACATGATGAAGTCTCCGACCAACCTGGCCATTCTGGTCACCCTGATCGCAATGGCAATCACGGGCGTCCTGTGGGTGTTCGCCTTCATGATCGACAAGCTTGGACTGAAGATCAAGAAGCGAGGCGAGAAGTCCGCTTCGCAGGCCATGTATTGAGGCGCACATGCTGCTCGCATTCTGGAAGTGGCTTTCAACCAACCAATTCGCACAGATCCTCATCGCCATTGTGCTGGCCTTCGTCGGCTACAAGACGTGGAAACACAACGTCGAGAGCGGCGTCAGGCGTCAGGAGCGTGAGGCCAACCGAGCCCGCGCTGCTGAAGCGCAAGCCGCGATCGTCAACACCATCACGGAGAACAGCCATGAATACATCCGCCAAAGTGACGCTGTGCGCAGCCATGACTTTGCTGAGCGCGTGCCAGACGGACTCGGAGCCCGCCTCCCTGCCGAAAATTACCGGGATTGACCGGACCATCTACGTGGACGCGACCTGCGCGAGCGGGAAGGCGATCCTGATTTCGCAAGCCGACATTCTCACACTGGAGACGGCTGAACAGATCGGGGACCACAACGCCGACCTCTGGTGCAAATGCCCGGAGAAGCGTCCCGCCAGCTTCAACGCTTCAATTTGCAAGGTTTAACCCGCGCTTCGGCGCATTTCTGAAGGAGACTAAAGCCGTGGCGACTACTCAAATCTCTGTTCCGGACATCGACGCCAAGCTGATGTGGCGCAAGCTCAGGGCTCTGCTCTGGTGCATCCTCGTCGCGCTCGCCGTCACGTCCATCATTCTGCCGAACTTTGAGCCGGTTCCGTTCCTCGCTGGCCTGAAGAACTGGCTGATCCTGATCGCTGTCGGCGTCGTGGCCTGGCCGTACTTTGCGCGCCGCTTCAACGTCTAGGCGGATCGCGATACCTCTATCCCCGGCGGTCTTGGCGCTCCTCAGCGTCCTGATCGCCGGGGCTGTTGGGGCTGCGGTCTGGCTCACCGGGATGGCTCAGGACTGCCATACGCGGTGGCATCGATCGGGCTTCGCTTACGAGTGGCGGGACCATACGTGCTTCGTTCAGGCGGGCTCTAGGTGGGTTCCGAGTTCAGCGGTGCGCGTACACGTCAGGGAGCCGGGTTAGCGTCGGTCGGCTTCTGAAGCTGGCGCTTGCGTCGGCTCTCGGCTTGAAGATACGCCTTGATGCAGGCCACCGCTGCCCTATCAGCCCAGTCTAGCTGCGCTCCGTCAAGATTTCTCGCAAGCGCGCGTGCGGCGATATACAGGCTCTGCTTATTCATTTTCTGGCCTCCAATTCTTAAGCGCTTTCTGTTTCAACATTTCCACATACCCACAGTGCAGGCACATATGCCGGTCAGGATTTCCTGGCTTCCGAAGCGCCTTCGCTGTCCGCCCCTCAAACGCACCGCAATCACAGCGGACAACCCATGACGCTGGCGGTGGAGATTTCAGCCTTTGGTTTTTGACAGCCCCCAAACCGAGAACGACCAGTCTACCAAATCTCTGGCCTGTTAGATCGAGGTTTCCGGGGACGACCTTGCGCATCGGTGGCGGCGCTATTTCGCTACGCAGGTAGTATTGTTGCCTCCTCAGGTCCGGCGCCCACTCCACACCCTTCCCAAGCACCCGCCTCGCGGTCGAGTCCACGGGGAAAAGTGGCGGCAGGATTTCAACCTGCTTGAGCTTTGGCCCGTCAGTCATTTTCAATCCTTTCAGGGGGGACAATTGACCCCGCAGCGCCTTGAAATCGCTTGCGGTGAGGGGGGACAATCGACCCTCGAAAACCTCCCGTTTTGCCTAGGAATCCCGTCTCCCCTAGGGACTGCCAGCGGCTCATTTGCTACCCCTAAGCATTTGAAATACCTACGAATTTTTTATAGGGGGGACCCTCGTTTCTAGGGGGGACAATTTCGTCAGGAGCCCATGCAATACGTCGTCGTTCAAGAGCCTTTTCAGGGTTGATCGCAAGCTCGTCTACAAAGCGATTCAGGGACCCGGTTATCTTGAACCATTCACCGCAGGTGCGGCTTCGCCAGAACTTTGCGTGGATCGCGCGCTCAAGATTTTCGTCAGCTTTGATCGTGAGGCGGACGATGACGGGGTATGAGCAGCCCGTTTGTATCGCCTTCAAGCGCCGGACGAAATTATCCGAGAACCCAACCTTCATCCGTGTTCCACCCTGTACGAAATACACTAAGCCGCGCCGGGGTTTTTGAAGCTTTGTGGGCGGCCGGTCTACGTCCATGTGATTGCGCGCTCGCCAGTAGGCATCGTGAAATTCCTGACTGTCTCGCGGATGATAGATTCGCTGTTTCTTCTGCCCCGGCATCCGCACATACCAGCACTTCGTGCCGTGGCGGTTTGCCTCTTCGGAGAGATAGCGAAACTTAACCATGCCCTGCGACCTTCGGTTTGCTGTCCGCCGAGTATAGACCGTCCAGCGCGTCATCTGCCAGAATCGCGCGATCGGCCTTGGCGGTATAAGTAGCCGCCTGCTGGTGCGTCTTGTGACCCAGCACGGCCATGATCTGGTGCGGGGTCTTCCCGGCCTCCACCATTCGCGTTGCGGCGGCCTTCCTGAGCCCGTGGAACGAGCAATGCGCGGGCAGGCTGGCATCGTCGCACCATTTGCGGAAACGGTTCCTGAAGCCGTCTGGAGTGAATGCGCGGCCATACTCCGTCTCTAGGAAGGTCAGGCTCTTTCCCTTCCAGCCGGCGAGCGCTTCGGCCAGCGGCGGGACTATGGGGATGTCGATCCAGACCGGCTTGCTGGCGCGGTTCTTCTGCTGCGTGAACCTGAGCCGGTCAGCCTGGATATGCTGCTTGCCCAACTGGACCGCGTCAGATGACCTCTGGGCGGCGTACAGGCCGATTGCGTAGGCGGTGCGTGCCTGCGTGCCTACGGGCCAGCGTTCCTCATAGGCGGCGCATTCCTCGACCGTCCACGTATGGAAGCCGTCTGTCTCTGGGCGCTTCAGGGGGACGCCCAGCGTCGGGTTCTTGTCCACTAGTTCATTCTCGATGCCGAACTTGTAAACGGCTCGCAGGGTCGCGAGGAAGTCCTTGGCGGCGCCGTAGTTCCTGCGGTTGACGCCTTCGCGGATTGTCGCCGTATCGATCACGGCGGGCTTCGTTCCGATCTGCCCGATCAGCTTGAGCAATATCAGCTCGCGCGGGCGCTGCGTTAACCTCCTGTCAAGCTTCGTGAACGCGGGCGAGCGCATATAGGCTTCGGCAAGGTGGGCGAACGTCCCTTCGCGCGAGCGGGAAAAGCCCTTGGCGGGCGGCGTCTGGCCGTTTACGGCGCTGTTATACTCCGCAATGAAGGTGAGCCGATCGCGCACGGGATCTGACCGCAGGCGGATTTTGCGCTTGCCCGGCAGGCGCACATAGCGCTGAAGTTTGCCGTGCCTGCTGGGATATTCGCAGGTGTAGGGCAGGTCTAGTATCATGGCTGGCGCGCTCAAATCTGGATGCCCTGGTAGGGCCTAGACTTGGCGCTTTGCGTTCCCAGCCGGTTAAGACCGTCTTCAAGCTCCGATCTGAGCCAGACGAGGCGGCGGATTTCGGGCTCATAGGTTCTCGGCTTCGGCATCTTCCCGCACGCAACGGCCTCATCGAAGCTGTTGGGCGAAAGCCCGACATACTCCGCAGCCTGTTCGCGATTGAGAGCAGCCGGTGTCACGGCTCACCGCTCCCCGCTAGTGCTGCGCGGGCGATGTCGCCAATGTCGGCAAGCGCCTGCTGACACATGGCTTGCGCTGGCGTGATGTGCGCGCGAGAGGCTTCAACAGAGCTTTGCGTCGGCGTGGCGGCGTCTATGTCCTGCAAGGTGGCCCGCATCCTCGCATTCTCCCGCTCCAGCTCGTCAAGCCGGGCGGCTGCGTCGCGGAGCGGCGGGGCAGTGTCAGACTCAAATCCCCACACGCGCGCGGTTTCTTCCGCGTCGAATGCCTCGGCCTCAAGCTTTGCGATAATCTCAGCTGTCGTGCTCATGCCGACATTCTCAAGGCTTTGCGGGCTTCAAGTGCTTCAAGCAGGGCTGCGATAAGCGCGAGGGCGGGGGTGTGTGCGTTGGCCCGCCAATCGTGCATTTTTGCCAAGGGATGCCACACGACTGCGCGACACAATCCGGCGCAAGTCTTCTCGCAACACCAGCCCCAGCCGGGCAGCTTCATCTCAACCAGAGCGATGGCGGCGTCTAGGCTGGCGGTGAGTGCTTCAGGTTCATGATACTTGTACGCGCCATAACCGCCGCTGATCCAATGCGCTACCACATCGCCGTAAACGTTGCTGGTGCTCCAGTACGCATCGCTGGGCAGTATACCCAACGCCTGCTCAATCAGGCCATCCAATTCCCTATCCGGCCCCGTCGCCTTAGCGACCCGCTCTTTCAATTCTGCAAGGCTCGTCGTGCTCATGGGCGGGGCTCCTGTGCTGCTGGAGGGGCGGGGAGAGGACGCCACAAAATGGGGTGCTCCTCCATATCGCGGTCGCCATACCAGCGCGCCCTTGGTTGCGTCTCGTCAGCGCGCTGCATAGTTGGCTCCCACCAGATCACGCGAATGTCGCCCCCGATGGGCGACGTTCTGTCGAGACACCATCCGAGAAATGGAATTGCGCGCATCGTAGTGGCGTCTGTCTTCGGCGCAGTCTCTATCGGCATCCACCCATCGCCAGCCTCTGCGAGATAGGCGGTGACGGCGGCGCGGGCGAAGCGCTCGTGGTCCATTGCAATGTAGATGCTGCATTCAGCGGTGAACTGCTCTTGCACTTCTTCCAGCGCCCTTGCA